ACCGAGAACAAATTCGTGGGATTGTAGAGTCACAGAAAAATGCAATAATTGTTGCGTCCCTCGGTACATTTAGTACTGGGATAAATATTAAGAACTTGCATAATATTGTTTTTGCAAGTCCAAGTAAAAGTCAAATAAAAGTATTACAATCAATTGGTCGTGGATTAAGACAATCCGATGACGGTAGTAATACTACTTTGTATGATATTGCGGATGATATGCATATTAAATCACATAAAAACTTTACATTAAGACATAGTGGAGAAAGAATAAAGATATATGCAAAAGAACAGTTTCCCTATAAACTGATTCCTATCGATTTAAAAAATGATAAATAGAAGTATGGACGATATAAAAGAAAGACATGTCGGTGATGTTCGACAATTTAAACTTGCATCTGGTGACGAGATTATTTGTGAAGTGATTGAATGGAACGACCCATACAGTACTGATGCAACTCGCCAAGAAGAAATTATAATTAGAAAATCCGCAAAAATGGTTTACATGAAATCAACTACGGGTTTTCCTTTTTATACAATGAGACCTTATATGGTATATCAAGACAGTCTCACTAGTGTTATTGCACTGAATTCTTATCATATCGTAAGTATTGCAACTCCACCAGATTACTTAATCATGCAGTGGGAAGAAGCACTTGAAGACATGCAGGCTACTCATGAAGATAGAGTTCGCAACTGGAAAGATGCGGAAGCAGCTACTCGTGAAGGTAGAATTCAAGAATATGTTGATGGATTAGTTGAAAAGATAAAAGAAGATAATGATGAAGTCATTGATAAAATGGGTAAATTATTATTCTTTCCTACTCGTGACGAGGACGAGAAATTACATTAACATATACGGCGGGGGCGATGTAGCCAAGATTATATATGATAAAACAAAAAATGTCAAGAACTATTTTAATGATTGACTAAATATGTTTTGTAGAGTATAATACACAACAATTAAATATGGATATATTATGGCAGAAAAAATAAAACCACAAGATAAACCACACTATGTAAATAACAAGGAGTTTTCTCTTGCGGTAGTAGATTATTGTAATAGATTACAAAAAGCACAGAAACAAAAATCCAAAAAAATTCCAATAGTAGATAATTATATTGCAGAATGTTTTTTAAAGATTGCAGAAGGATTATCACACAAATCAAATTTTATTCGATACACTTATCGAGAAGAAATGGTTATGGACGCAGTAGAGAATTGTTTAAAAGCAATTAAGAACTATGATATTGATACTGCAACAAGAACTGGTACACCAAATGCATTTGCATATTTTACGCAAATATCTTGGTATGCGTTCTTGCGTAGAATAGATAAGGAAAAGAAACAACAAGATATTAAATTAAAATACATGGCAAACATTGACTATGATGAAGTAGTTGATAATGCAAATGGAAATCAACAATCAGACGAAGCGGGACAACATTTAGTTGACACTCTTAGACAAAAAATAGATGATATTAAAGGTGTAGACCGTTATTGGAAAGATGTAGTGACCGAAGAAAAAAAGAAAAGAAAGAGACGTGCGGTCAATGTTGATTCTGATTTAAAGGATTTTTTATCGGATGAGTCTTAAAAAACTCATTTGTATAAATAATACTGAATACTGAATACGCCGCCAAGGGGGGTGTATAGCTTAGGCTAGGTATTCAGACTTCGTTCATCTTATATTTTATATAAGACGGAAGTAGGAAAACTTGAAAACCTCTCACTATCCAGTGAGGCAAGCTAGTACCTTCTTTTTGGGTCAATAAATCCAGAAGGGAACGAGACCGACAGTTTACCGAAGGAACGCTATGAGAAGGGTGTACAACGAAAGTTGTATGTACGAAATCGATTAGAAAACTGGAGGAGAACCGATGTACTACAGAGGTATCAAACAAACTCCCGAAAATACTGCAAAGGACAAAAAGAAAAAGTCCGTTGCGGGAATTTATCGTGGGATTAAACATGATGCTATTAAATCTGACAAGTCTGCATCCAAGGTAAAATCACAAGGTGGTATTTACCGTGGTGTTAGACATGGTTAAGATTTAATCTTGTATCAAAAACAAGGGGGACTTAACATCCCCCTTTTTTTTAAAATACTAATGACAGTAGTACAATACTACAAAGACATAATGAAGGTATCATGTAAATACTAGTACTCCATTCCCATGGTTTCAACTCAGTATCAATACCAGACCATATCTTATCAATTCTACCACTTTTCATCAATTTGTCTAGTTTTTTCATATGTGTCATTTGTGTGACAATTATGTGTCACATATGTGACATATTTATACAAATAATAATTTATAAAAAAGGGAAGACATTTCTATCTTCCCTTTTGAGAGGTGTTTGTAGTCTTTCTCATTCCTACATGGATGTTCGGTAATCAACCCTAGTCTGATTTCACATTAGTCGACTAGTGACTTTGTGCAGATATTAGTTATCTGATACTTCTTTTATAAGAACCTAAACCTTTATTGTTTTCGTTCTCTCTCTTTTGTCTTCTGATTGCTTTATCTTTTTGCAATCTCCTAAGTTCTCTGCGAGTTTGAAAGAATTCTCTATCTTTTAAATCTTGCATTATATTCGCATTTTTTACTTTCTTTTTAAAAGTTCTTAATGCTCTATCAAAATTACCGTCTCTTACATATACAGTAAGACCAGTATCTTTTGGGCCAGTATAAGGTTTTCTTTTCTTTCTATCGAAGGATTTTGGTTTTTGGGGTCTTCGGTTATAATTTTTCATTATGTGTATTATACAGATGTAATCAATTTTTGTCAAGTCTCATATAAACAAAAAACCCACTACAAGAGTGGGCTTTTTGCCGTTCAGTAAGGTTTACTCGGTTGTTGCAACAACTGTTTCAACCCCATCGTGACTGCTGTATAAACTCCTTACTAAATATTGGATGACGATATTCTCTTATTCACCCAGAGTCCAATATAAAGTGTCCACGGACATCTAAATCTGCATCAATTTTCAACTCACACTTATAACTTATTCACATACTCTGTATATTGACCTTGCCGAAAAATGCTCGGAATATCTATCGTTCTTCCGACTACTTCCATGGTAAACGCTGAGTCTCGTCTCTGTTTTTTTACCACTTTTCCACACACATTCAATATCTCATACCCCAGGCTTAATCTTTCACCCAGACCTCGTATATCACCACTACTTGAATTAGGTTGATAATCTCTTATCCTAATAGGAGTACAATAAAATCTGATTTTTTTACCACCAGATGCCCTCATTAGTTTCCATGTCAAGTCCCCTTTAGCAATTAAGACCATTAACTTTCCGAACACATCTTAAACATGAAAACTTTCTAGTACAGATTATACTAGATAATAACGTCAACACATTTACCATTCCGTGTTCATCTACTTCGTTCAGTGGTTCGACCCACGGTCTCCAATCTTTACAAGGAGACGAACAAAGTACGGCAATAGTTAAATCAGGGTAGTGAAGTAGTTATTGGTTTTATTGAGTATTCCCACAATAAGAAACGACCCTTCGGTCAAGAAGGACTCTCACCACATGCTTCATCACATGACTCTACGAATTACAATAAGTCTTATGCTCTGTTTACTTTTATCAACAGACAGTTTGGATAGTTTACCATTTCAGCTACTGTGCCCTCGGCGACAGGCGGGACTCGAACCCGCATACTTCCACGACTTTTGAACTTTGTGACTGTTTTAATGGTAAAGAACCCCGAAGGTGTCATATGGACTAAATCCATACCAAGTAGGGTTTCTCTAATTTTTAAGTGTTCGCACCTCTCAAGCACACTTATAATTTATTCACTAAATTATGTATGTATTATATAGTAGTTTACATACTTTGTCAAATGTTTTTTTAGAATTTATTGTTATAAGAACAAGTATGATTAGAACTGTACTGAAACTCCACACCCACAAGAAGATACTTCATTTGGATTGATAATTTTAAAATACTCGTTTATTCCTTCTTTTATATAATCAAGAGTTGAACCTTGTAGAAAAGGTGTACTTGCATGATTTACTAATATTTTAAACTTACCGTAGTCTACCACATTATCGTCTGGATTGATATTATCGGCATATTCAATGACATACTCAAAACCAGCACACCCACCACCAGTGACACCCAGACGAATGTTTTTTTCATTAGAACATCGTTCCATAGCTTTTGTAATCGCTTCATCTGTTAATTCAATAACCGTATCCATTTGGGTCTTCCCACACTTGATTGTGTTTTCTATGTTTAGTTTTCTCTTCCCAATTTTCAATTGCCTTCTTAATACCTTCTTCTGCAAGAACAGAACAATGTAATTTAATAGGTGGTAATTCTAATGCTTCTGCAATCTCTTTATCTTTTATTTGTTTTGCTTCTTCAATAGTTTTACCCTTTAACATTTCAACAAACATTGTAGAAGATGCAATTGCACTCCCACATCCATAAGTTTTAAATTTAACATCTGCAATAACATCACCTTCTAGTTTAAGGTCTAGTTTCATTACATCACCACACGCAGGCGCACCTACCAACCCAGTTGCAACATTAGGGTCGTTAGGGTCAAATCTACCCACACCATGTGATTTAGGATTTTTAAGAACATCCTCAAATCTGTCTACTACTTTATTACTATATGCCATACTACTATTTATAAAAATCTTGCAGTTGATTGTGTAGTAGTTCAATGTCTCGGGATTACCCGATTTCTTACACTCTATTTTTTATCTAGGTGGTTTCGGCCTTCCACCATAACAAGTATCGTTTTACTGCAAATCCCAACCCAACTGCGTAAGAATTTCTTTGCAATCATTGTTCGATGTTTATTCTAGTCTTACTACCATATGCCACGTCTTAATTGACTTTAACAACTAGAACATCTTTTCCGAGTCTCACAACAACCAACCAACTACGACTCTTCTCTACTTGTGAATTCTGGCGGTCTCTAGGGGAATTGAACCCCTACTACAACATCGACAGTGTCGTGTTCTACCATTAAACTAAGAGACCAATGTTATTTATAAGAAAACCCCCGCCTCGGAAGGTTGCGAACCTATCTATGTCTACGAGCGGGGGGTGAGTGTCTATCGACATTTGACTTTACGCCGTTTCTATATTACTGAATTTTACCTCTCTTTCTCATTCTTAATACAAGTATTATACATGGTAAAACAAGAAATGTCAACACTTATTTTTAAAATAATATAAAAAAAGGGAGAACCGAAGTTCTCCCCTTTTTGGTCTTTAAACCTAAACAGATTATGTTAAAATGTTAGTCACTTTAAATATTCTGTAGTAGAAGTTAGTTTTCACTGAAGCAAGACCGTTAGCAGGTGTAGAACCTACAAATGGGTTTGACGCCATTCCGTATCTTGTTTTGAAACCAATTCTAGGTTGGAAAGTATCTTCCCCAACTGCTTTAACCATTTGTAAAGGTACATATGGGCAGTAGAAAACACCAGCGTCATAAGGGTTAGTACCTTTATAACCTACTGTACAGTAGTCAGTGTTTGCATATGGGTCGATGTATACTTTGATTCTTCCGTTAAGAAGACCAGCAAAAGTATTACCAGTATCGTCAACATTTAAGTTGTTAGATATTCCAGGCGAGTAATCTAAAGTACCAGCAGCTGCTAATGCAGTTGCGACATCAGAAGAACAGATTAGGATATTACCTTTTCCTCTTCTTGAGTCTTTAGCGATTTGATTACATTCTCTGTCAATCTGTACACCTAAACCTTTGAACTTCTCAGCACTCCAACGTCCGTCTGCATCTGATGACATGTTAAACACACCATTTACAGTCACGTTAGCTTGTTGAGCACCGTCTTTCGCTTGAGAGTTAATAGTTCTAATAACTTCTCTGTTGATTTCCGCAAGGATTTCAGTAGATAGGATATTAGCTAATTCAGTCTCAGCGTCTAAACCGTGAATTGCTTTAAGGTCTTGTGCAAGTTCTAGTGAGTACTCAGCTTTAAGAGCTCTTGAAACTGCAGTCACAGTTGATTTCTCAATTGTGAAACCCATTTCATTGAAAGTACTACCAGTTGATGCACCTAACTCTTCTGCGTCTACAGTTGGCATACCAGTTGCAGCTAAAGATGTTAATCTGTCACCGTCTGAATCAATACCATTATAACCAGAGACGTTGTCTGAGTCATGAGTACCAGCAGAGTCACCAGAGAATCTAGTTTCTGCTTCATTAAATAATGCTTCTCTATTAGAAGTAGAACCACCTTGGTATCTTGCTTTCATAGCAAAGATAAGTCCAGTTGGGCCATTCATTGGTTGCACACCACATACGTCATATGCAATCAAGTTAGGCATAGCTCTTCTAACTAGAGAAATTAACACTGGGTCGAAATTTGAAACCGAACTAACATTGTTAGCAGGAGCGGCTTCGAATAACATACCTTGTGCGTTTTGTTCTGAGATTGCTTTCTCTTGGTTTTCCAAAAGAGCAGCAGTCACGGAACGCCTGTGATTGTCTTTAATTTCACCAGCAGACTCTTCGTCTAATACTGGTTTCCATTTTTCAATCAGGTTGTCATAACTTTGAATTTCCATTGTTATTTCCTAAGTTAAGCCCCAAATTAAGTTCTTGGAGCGGTTTTCTTTAATGTAGTGACGTATCTGTCCATGTTAGGAGAAGTTTCCATGACTTCGTCATGTCCATCTTCTTCTATTACTGGAGATTCTTCACTACTACCAGTTTCTTGAGAAAAGTGTGCTTCTTTAATAGTTTTGACTTTTTCTGCATACTTTTCAGCATCTTCGAAGTCTAAATCATTTACTAAAGATTTTAACTTTTCTACTTGAGTGTCCGCTAGGTCTGACGCAGACTCGTTGATTATGCGGTCTTTTGTCATTTCTTCGATTTCACCCGATTGGTCGATTACTTTCTGAGTAGTTTCGTTAAGTTTAGTTTCTAACTCTTCTACTTGTTCAGCAAGTTCATCAACTAGGTCAACTTTGGACTCAGGGACATCGATGTAAGACTCAGTAAATAAGTCTTTCAATTTGTCCATGAAACCTTCAGCGATTTCAGTCCTAAGACCGTTTTCAACTGCGACTTCATTTTCCTTCATCCAATTTTCAACTACATAGTTAAGGTAGCTGTCCACTTTCTCAACCAATTCAGACTTAGTTGAAGATACTTCTTCTTCTAATTCTTCTTTGTATTGAGATTCTAATCTATCAATTTCATCTGATAGTTTAGATTTAACTGCCGCTTCAAAGATAACTGCAGTTTTTTCTTTAAACTCTTCGGAAAGAGTTGCTTCATTATCAACAAGATTGTCAAGTTCTGTTTTTGCAGTATCAACTGCATCTACTTTCTCTACTGACTCTTCTGCTTCATACGACTCCTTTTTCATTTCAGGTTCTTTACCTTTCATGATGTCCATGACTTTAGCATAAACACTTTGCACTTCTGCTTTATCGTGTTTTGTACCATAATCCATAGACGCAGTCGCCATTGCATTAATCATACCAGCTTTAGTTTTTGGTGCGATTGATGCCTTGTTTTTTGCAGAATTGTCGGGAGAGTCAGAAGCTGCTTTGTCAACACTTGCAATAGACTCGGGTTCTGACACTGGAGTTTCGTCCTTAGCTGAACCTTTTGCCTTTACAGATGTCTTTGCATCTTGCTCTTCGAGAGTTTCTTCCACGATGTCGTTAATTACTTCATCAGTAGAAGACTCGTCATTTATGATTTCGTCTGACATTTCGTCTCCTATTTCATTCTAGATTTAATTAACGAGAGGAAATTTTTAAACTCTCTTACAGAAGTCTCATAAGCGACTTTTTTCGGAGCAGTTTTAATTTCTGTCTCTATTTTTTCAATTTCTTGTGCAGTCAAAATGCCGTTGTCCCAGACCCACTCAACTCCTTCCATAATACCATTAACAAATGCTTTTGGAGCAGACGGGTCTTGTACGATATCAACCGTACTAAGAATGAAGTCTTTACCGACTTCCATAGCGCCATTTTTATTGACAAGACTACCCATACCACGAGTTGACACTCCTAGTTGAACACCGCCTTCAAGTAGACCTTTTACAATCTTCCCATTGGGTGTGTCTAATATTCGTGCCTTTCCTACTATATCATCACCCTTGAATTCAAGGTTGGTGATTAAGTGTGAAACCTTATCTAAGTTCACAGTCGGCCCTTCTGGGTGGTTTAACTCTCCAACTGACCTCTTAGTTTGAATTTGTTCTTTGTCGTACTTATCAACGGCTTGTTCCATTATTTCTCTAGGATAAATACGACCATTTCTATTCTTTTTATTTGTTTGAGCAAATATACCCTGAATGGTGTAGTCTTTCTCACCATTCTCTTTTTTCTCAACTAAACATTCTATATTACTTTCGTTGTACTCAGTTATTAATTTCATGTTAGTTCTTTTATAGTTTCCTTTGCAGATTTTTCCGCATCTTTTTGGTTTTTAAACGCATCGAGTTTGTCGCCATCTATATATGCGACAAAAGGCAATCTACCCTTATCTTTGTAGATTACCACATCAATACGATTAATCTTCTTTTTGAAGACTACCTTACCTTTGGAAGTCGCCTCCCTTATTGAAGAAAAACTTTTCATATCTCTTTTTATAACTATTATTTATACAAAAGGAGATTTTGATACTAATTTTCTTCGATTTCGTCTATACTATCAGTCGTTTCAGTCGAGTTTTCCCCGTCAGCGTCTTCTATTTCGGTCTCAGACCCCATTTCCGCAGATAGTTCTTCTACGGAAGGTTCTTCTGGTTCAATACCGTTATATACTGCACCAGCAATTTCTACTTTTCTATTATCTAATGCATCACTTAATTTGTCTGCAATAATAGAATTAAAAGAACCTTCTGCATTAACTAAATCGTCAGTAGTAATTTGGTCAATTAAGTCCGCAGTAGGATTAGACATAACTTCAGCTGCATCATCTACCGCAGAAGGCATATCGTCTTGGTCATAATACTCAACTTCTTGAACTTCTGGTTCAGAACCGTCAACTTCTTGTTCTAATTCAAAGTTTTCTACTTCTTCCATTATTAGTACCTATTTTTTAGTTGTTTTCTTTTTAGCAGTTGCTTTCTTAACTGCAGTTTTTGCCTTAGTTGCAGTCTTTTTAACTGCAGTCTTAGTTTTCTTTGCAACAA